TGGCGCGCTTTGCCGTGATCTTCATTCTTTCCGGGGAAAACCGCTACCCGGCGGCCGCCGCCGACGGCCGGCGCATCGTCTCGGACCGCTGCGAGGCGGCCGAAGCTGCGATGGGCGCCTGGGTCTCGGCGCGCCTGGCTCTGGCCGGGCCGAGCTTTATTTCCGCCGACGCAGTGGCCCAGGTGGAAAAGATGGCCGCCACGCTGCACAAGGCTGTGGTGGGGCTGCCCGAACTGGCCGGATCCACCGCCATCATGCAGGATATTCAGAGCCTTTCCACCAGCGCGGCTTCGCTGATCCGCGAGCCGATCGATTTGAGCGATTCGCTCAACACCATCCTCGGAGACATCGTGACCGCCGCCGAGCGGCCCCTGCTGGCCTTTGCGGCCCTGCGTACCTTCTGGGGCTTTATCGGTGCCGGCGATGCCATTCCGGGAACCACGGCCAGCCGCCTGGCGCAGTCCGAAAACCGCGCGGCGCTGTCCGACCTTTTCGTGGCCGCGGCCACCACGGCGGCGGCCCGGGCCGCGAGCGCCGCCGAGTACGACAGCCAGAACGCGGCCGACGCCGCCAGCGCCGCGATGCGCGGCCAGATCGATGTCGTGGCCCTGTCGGCCTCCGACGATCTTTATAACAGCCTGTCCGATCTTTCGGCCGCCATCGTCGCCGATCTTGGCACCCGCCCGGGCCTGCCCAGCCTGGTGGCCTTGACGCTGACGGTGGATCTGCCGGCCCTGGTGATCGCACAGCGGTTGTACGGCGATGCCGCCCGGGCCGAGGATATCGTGGCCCGCAACCAGGTGGCTCATCCGGGATTTGTGCCCGGCGGCCGCACGCTGGAGGTGCTCAATGCCTGATGAGGTGGTGCTCTCCATCGCTGGCAAAAAGTACGCGGGCTGGACCGAGGCGCGCATCCAGCGCGGCATCGAGCAGGTCAGCGGGCAGTTTTCGTTGACGGTGAGCGACCGCTGGCCCGGACAAGAGACGGCCTGGCCGATCCGCCCGGGCGATGCCTGCACGCTTTCCGTGGACGGCGCGGTGGTGATCACCGGGCATGTGGACGATGTCTTTCCCCAGTTCGACGCCAACGGCCACGCCATCCAGGTCTACGGACGCGACGCGGTGGGCGATCTGATCGATTGCAGCGCGGCCTTGCGGCCCGGGCGCTGGGAAAACCGCACGCTGACTCAGATCGCGGCCGATATCTGCCGGCCCTTCGGCATCGCCGTGGCAGCCACGGCCGATGTGGGCCCGGTCTTTAGCGTTTTTGCGGTGCAGCCGGGCGAAAGCGCTTTTGAAGCCATCGAGCGCGCCTGCCGGTTCCGCGGCGTGCTGCCGGTCTCCGACGGGCGCGGCGGCCTTTTGCTCACCGGCCCCAGCGCCGAACGCCTTGCGGTGGCCCTGGTGCAGGGCGAAAACATCCTTGCGGCCAGCGCCGCGCTATCCTCCCGCGATCGCTTTTCGGCCTACACGGCCCTGGGACAATCGGCGGGCAGCGACAGCTCCACGCCTGATCAAAACGCCAGCCCGGCGGGCCGCGCGACCGATCCGGGCGTGACGCGCCACCGGCCGCTGATCGTGATCGCCGAAGAGTCCGCCGACGCGGCCGGGCTCACCCGCCGGGCCGTATGGGAAGCCGCCGTGCGGCGCGGGCGCTCCAGTCGCGCAGTCGTCACCGTGCAAGGCTGGAGCCACCCGGGCGGCGTGTGGGCGCCCAACCGGCGCGTGCTGGTGCGCGCGCCCTGGCTACAGCTCGATGCCGAGCTGCTGATCGTCTCGGTGCACCTGCTGCGCGATGCGTCGGGCACGCGGACCGAAATCGAAGTGTGCCCGCCGGAGGGCTTGACGCCCTTGCAGATCAGCGAAGCTGCGGAGGATAGCCTGTGGTGAATTCTCCAAAAGTACTATCCCAGATATCGCGCCGCCTGCGCTCGCTGGCCGCCCGGGCCGTGATCCGCCTGGTGCGCGACGGCCTGAAAGAGCAGGGCGTGCAGTTGCAGTTGCTCGATGCCGAGCTGGGCGATGCCGAGCGCTACCAGCACTACGGTTTCACTTCCCATCCGCATCCAGGCGCCGAGGCCATCGTGCTCTCCCTGGGCGGCAGCCGCGATCATCTGGTGACGATTGCCGACGGCGACCGGCGCTACCGCTTTATGAATACCGCGCCCGGAGAAGTGGCGCTCTATACCGACGAGGGTGACAATATCCATATGCAGCGCGGGCGGATCGTGGAAGTCAACACCCAGACCATGCGCATCAACGCCGACACGCTGGTGGAGATCAACACGGCCACCATGCAGGTCAACGCCGACACGCTGTGCGAGATCAATACGGCCACCAACCAGATCAATGCGGAAACGGCGTGCAACATCGATGCGCCGCTGACGGCGGCCACCGGCGCGGTGCAGGCGGGCTTGGATATCACCGACCGCACGGTCCTGGCCGGCGGCGGCACGATCAACGGCCTGCGCAGCACATACAACGGCCATCACCACAACGAAACCGGCACGGTCACGGCCGTGCCCAACCAGCAGATGTGAGCCCATGCAGGATTTGGCGATTGCATATGCGGACGGACGCTTCGACCTGGACTTTGGCGACGGCGGAACGGCCATCGACGAGGGTCTGCGCACGGCGGTGATCATCAGCCTGTTTTCGGACCGGCGCGCCGAGGCCGACGATGCCTTGCCCGACGGCGGCGACGACCGGCGCGGCTGGTGGGGCGACATCTACCCCCAGGCGGAGGCCGACCGCATCGGTTCGCGCCTGTGGCTGCTTTCCCGCGAAAAACAGTTGCCGGCGGTGCTCAAACGCGCCGAGACCTACGCCCGCGAGGCCTTGCAGTGGCTGGTGGATGACGGCGAAGTGACCGATTTGACGGTGGTGGGCTCGATCCCTAATGGCGGCGTGCTGGGCTTGACGATCCGCTTCCGTACCGTCGAGCGCGGAGAAACGGTGGCCTACCGCGTCGTCGCGCCTACGGCCGTCAGCGCCGGCGCGATTCTGGACGAAGCCGGCGGCGCGATCCTGGATGAATCCGGCGCCGAAATTTTGGAGTAATTATGCCTTTTGACCGACCCGATTTGCAGACGCTGATATCGCGCACGGTGGCCGATATCAACAGCCGTTTCGACGGCACCTATAATGCCCTGCGCCGCCGCGTGACCACGGTGTTCGCCCGCGTGCTGGCCGGCCTGGCCCACGGCCTATATGGATTTGTGGACTGGGCCAGTCGCCAGATCCTGCCCGACACCCAGGACGAAACCATGCTGCTGCGCTACGGCGCCATGCTGGGCGTGGTGCGCAAGCAGGAGGCGTATGCCGCCGGCAACCTGACGGCCGCTGGCGTGGACGGCTCCGTCATTACGGTCGGCACCTTGTGGCAGCGCGCCGATGGAGCCGAATTCACCACGCTCGCCGAGGCGACCATCGCCGCCGGCAGCGCAACGGTGAGCGTGCGCGCCGTGCTGGCCGGAACCGATGCCAACACCGCCGCGGCCGCGGCCGTTTCGCTGGTCTCACCGGTCTCGGGCGTCACTGCCGCGGCCGTGGTGGCCGCCGGCGGCATCACTGGCGGTCTGGATGCGGAGGATATCGAGGACTACCGCCAGCGCGTGCTGGCCCGCACCGCCACCTATTTTACCGGATCCAATGCGGCCATCTACACCCAATGGGCCAAGGAGGTCGCCGGCATTACCCGCGCCTGGACCTACGAGGCCACGCCGGCCGCAGGTTCGGTGACGGTGCTGTGCGTCTGTGACGACCAGGAAAGCAGCATCATTCCGGATGCCGCCAAGATCACCGAAGTGGAAGAGTATCTTGAAGAGCATACCGACCCGGTATCCGGGCAACTGGTGGGCCGGGCGGTCAACGTGACGCTGGTGGTGGCCGGACCGGCCGTCGAAGCGATCGACTTTACCATCCTGCCCGCTCCCAACACGGCCGCCGTGCGGGCCGCCATCACGGCCGAACTGACCGACCTGCTGCGCCGCGAGGCGGTACCGGGAGGCACGATCCTGCTCAGCCATATCCGCGAGGCCATCAGCCTGGCGGCCGGTGAAACCGACTACGTGTTGACGGCGCCGGCGGCCGACGTGACCAACGTGGGCGGCACTATCGCCATCATGGGGACAATTACATGGGCCTGATCGAACGCTACACCAGCCAGTTAAAATCATTGCTGCCGCAGGGCGCCGCCTGGCCGCGCGATGCCGGCACCAATCTGCACAAGTTTCTGGAGGGCCTGGCCGCAGAAGCCGCGCGCATCCACGACCGCGTGGACGATCTGCTGGCCGAGATGGACCCCACGCGCGCCACCGAGCTGCTCGCCGAATGGGAAACCGTGTGGGGTTTGCCGGACACTTGCACCGGCCAGCTTGCCACCCTGGGTGAGCGCCGCGCGGCCCTGCTGGCGCGCATCGCCGCCATCGGCGACCAGCGGCCGGCTTACTTCATCGGCCTGGCGGCCCGCGTCGGGTACACCGTGACGATCACCGAAAACGTGGGCGCTGACCCCACCGTCTGGCGTGTCAATGCCCCCGAGGTATCGGTGCGCTGGTTCCGCGCCGGTCAGAGCCGCGCCGGCGATCGCATCCGCACCTGGGGCAACGAGCTGCTGGAATGTACAATCCAGGCCGTAAACCCTGCCCACTTAACCGTCCTTTTTGGATATGGAGCGTAGCATATGCACAAGATAGATGCCCCCGACGCCACCGGCGCCAACGAGTTTAGAGACGGCGACGCCGCCCTGGGCTTGCTGGCCACGGTGGTGTGGAGTAAATGGCTCAACACCGTGCAGCGTGAGCTGGTGGCGGTTGTCGAGTCGGAAGGCATAGCCCTGGACGATGCCGATGATGTCCAGATGCTGGAGGCTATTGCGGCCAAAGTAGCGGCCGTCATACCAGTCGGCACGATTATGCTGTTTGGGCAGAACGCCGCACCCACAGGATGGACGCGCATTTTGAACTGGGCGGCCGATAACGCCATGATCTGCTACGCCGCCAGCGGCGATGCCGGCAGCGGCGGTGCGGCCAATCCCCAGTCGGCCCACACCCATGCGGGGGCAGCGCATCGGCACAACGTCTATGATTACTACGGTGGGACTCAGCATGCGGAATATTACAACTCTTCCGGGGTGGCCACAGAGTTGCCTGTGCTGGGCGGCACCACCAACAGACACCTGGTCACCAGTGTTGATGCGGCTGCCAATGCCGTGCCGACGATGTACACGAGCAGTTATACCGGAACGACCGGCGCCAATAGCGCCCCTTATTATAGGGAGGTCATCGCATGCAGCAAAAATTAAAACCGCCATGCATCCGCGGCCTGCCGGCCTTTAAAAAAGGATGCCCCCAGCGTGTTTGGTCGGAAAGAAATCCGGATGGTTGCCCGGCCTGGGTAGAAACGCGCATGCCGACCAAGGGCGGAACGGAGTTTATCGAGATAGCAGAGTGCCTGGACGCTTATCGCGTCCGCCTGCAATTCGATACCAATCGGCTGTTGGAGGGCAACGCGCAGGCCGTGGAATCGTTCCGCAACGAGGCGTCGAACGCCATCGCGCTTTTGGCTCGGGCAACTGTATCGCTACCGCTGCCGGCGGTTCGCCGCGAAACCATCCAGATCGGTGGTAAATCATGAAAAGAAAAACGATCATCATCATAGCCCTATGTCTTTTGTGCGGCACTGCTGCGCTGGCCTCCAAGATCACCGACTACCTGACGGCCAGTTCTCCGTCCGGCGATGATTATATCATCGGCGTGGATGTATCCGACACCACTCAAGCAGCTTCAGGCACCACCAAAAAATACCGATTGCGCGATCTGCCGGTTTCGGATCCGGCCTCCGCGGCCCTGATGCCAAAGGCTCCAGTATGTCTCGCAGCCGCGCCAGTCGCACCGGAAAACGGCCAGATCGAGTGTGCCAATGGTTCCGGGTGGCAGATCGATGTCAGCCAGGGCACGGACGACTGGCTGGTGCGTTACCGTGTCGCCGACGATACCTGGGTGGGTATCTATGACCTCACCAATGGGCAGTATATCGTTTCCGAAATCGACGAGCAGGCCCTGGCGGCCGCCACCATCGCCAAACTCTCCCGCTACCACCAGACAGCGCACATCGATCCCGATAATCAATACGCCAACTATGACGGGACCATTGTTTTGGACCCGAAGACCGCTGCGGCTTTCACTATCTCGGAAATCTCGGTGTACCTGAATGAAGACCCCGCCCAGGAGCTGACTGTAACGCTTTATCACAAGACGGCGGCCATCGGCTACACGGGCGGAACCACGATAGGCGCCAACGACACGGTGGCCGGAACTTTCACGGCCACGACTTTCGACGATGCCACCATCCCGGCCGGCTCAAAGATCTGGCTGGTGATTGGAGATGATCCGGATGTCACGACCACCGACATGGAAGTTGTTTTGACCGGGGCCTACGACTGATGAAAAAAAGCATATTCGCAATCATCTGTGTCTACCTCGCCTGTTGCTCGGGTGTCCTGGCTGGCAATGTCGTGACCCGTTTTGCATCCACGGCGCCGCCGGCGGTGGTGACGCTGGGACATGATCCGGCGGTGACTCCGACTTCGACAGGGACATCACCAAGTTCTTTCGCCCGTTTTGTGGCGCCGGCCGGAGGGAGTTTTACGGCGAGGTCGATCCGTGCGTATTTCACGCAGTCCGGACGCTCTTGGATCGGCGGGGTCTATGCGGACAGCGCAGGCTCTCCCGCGGCGCGGATCGTGGTTTCGGCCACAGGTACGACGGTGGCCAATGTTTACAACTGTTCGAATCTGGTCAGCCCGGTCAGTATTGTTGCCGAGACGGCTTATTTCGAGGGGTGGTTGGTCGATAGCGGCCTGTCGATAGGTTACGGATATTCTGCCGGGACCAACGCCCGCTGGACAACTGCCGACACTTATTCGGCGCTTTCGGACCCGTTCAACGGTAGCAATACGGGATCGCCGCGAATGCTCGGAACCTATTTGAGTAGCGATTTATGCCCATGAAAATAAAAAGACTTCTCCTGGCGATTGCGGCGACCTTGGCGCTATTTTCTGCGGCCCAGGCCGACACCCTGCTATGGTCGGACAATTTCGACGATGGCAGCGCGGACGGATGGACTCTTTACAATGCAGCCATATCCACCGAGCAAGCCCATTCAGGCAGTTACTCCGTCAAGGCCACTCACACCGGCACCGTTATTGTCGGGATAACTCCGGGCGTCATGAACGCTACGATCACCGAATATATTGTAAAATACAGGTTGATGTATGCCAGTTCATGGCCGACTTCAGGGGGTGGGTTTGACGCGGGCTTAAAATTCTTCCGGCTTGTCGGCCCCGGGCAGGAGATCCAGGTTGAACTTTACCTTGACGGCGGTGGAGGATCTGCCGTCGAACCGCTGAACGGATTTGCCTCGATCTACGGAAACACGGACGATGGCACATGCAGCCGGGGGCCATCGGGGTACGGCTTGGACATGCCTTTCTTGCGCGGCACTTGGCATGACATGGAAATCTGGGTCAAGCTCAACGCTCAGGGCTCGGCAGACGGCTATATTCAGGTTTACGACAACGGGACGCGGGTTATAAACCGGCAGAACATAGTGCTTCGGTGCTCCGGGACTTCCTATTACGACACCTTCAGGCTTCCCAACAACATCGGGGATACTGACTCTGACGCGATCAGCTATACCGATAGCGTTGAAATCTGGCAGGTGGACGGGGAGCCAACCCCTACTCCGACCCCGACCCCTACGCCGACCCCCACGCCGACGCCGACCCCCACGCCGACGCCGACCCCCACGCCGACGCCGACCCCCACGCCGACGCCAGCGGGGACCATTGCGAATGTCGCGCAAAAGGCCGGCGCAGCCCAGGCCCAACAAATAGATATCGCCGCAAGATGGGCGCATTAATTACGCTATAATTAAAGGAGGCCCCCATGAAATATCGCCATGCATTGATCGTCCTGCTGCTTGTCCTTGCCGCGGCCACATCCCGTGCCGATCTGGTTCAATCCGGAACGTCCCCCGGGGGCGGAAAATACATCGCCTACACCTTCGCCGCCAGCGGCACCGGCAACACCATCACGCTGCCCTCCGCATCCCTGATCTCCAACCAGCGCGTGCCTTATGCCGTGGAGTGGATCGACGGCACCGTGCCGATCAAGTACCCAGCCACCGTCACCCTTACCAGCGGCGCCTGGACCATGACCTGGACCCTGACCGCTGCTGACCGCTACCAGTTCTATTTTGACGCGGCGGGCGACAGTACCAGTCCCCCAACGATCTCCGGGCCAGTAACCGTCACCATCAGCGCCTACGGGCAACCCACGGCCAGCCTCGGCGGCGGCAGCGGAACCCTGCGGCTGATTTTCTGGTAACCACTAGGTACGATAGGTACGAGGAGCAAGTCGATGCCCAAACACATCCGATCGCCCAAATCCATTACAGCCCTGATCGTTGCGCTGATCCTGTTTCTCCCGCTCCTCGCCGCCGCCGATTTTTGGCCGCCGGCCGCTCCAGCACCGTCTATCGTTAAATCAAAAGCCCTGGCCGAATGCGGCGAAAATGAGGTCTGCGCCGACCCCGAAGGGAACCTGAAATCAAGGTCCGTTAATATGGGGAGTTCGCGCCTTACGGCCTTTCACGTCGCAGGCCTTCCAGCCTCCCCGACCGCAGGCGACACCTATTGGGTGGACGATGCCACCAGCGCGTGCGTTTTGGGGGCTGGTGGCGGCGGTGCCGAGGCTGAGTTCAAATGGGATGGATCGGCCTGGACAGGCTCACTGTGCTCGACCGGAACCGGCCTTGCGATCACGGATATCGACACGCTATCGGAGTTAAATGCGATCCTGGGTGACAGCAACCTTTATTCCACGGCGCAGATAGACACCTTGCTCGGTAAAGCCGCGCTGCTCGGGGTGCTGGACCTTGAGACGACCGACAGCCCGAGTTATGCCGGGATGGTTTTGACCGGCGCAAATGGCTTGCGCTTGGGCGTTGCTGGAACCACGATGGGCCTTCTTCGGCTCTACTCAAACGTGGCCGAAAACACATTCTATTTTGACCTCTTCGGTGGGGCGGCGTTCACTGAAAACGTAGGTTGGCGCGTACCTACCGCGATGCCCACGGTACTCAACGCACTGGTAAATGTCGATGTAACAACCGGGAACATGGACTACACCGATCCGGCAATCTTCATGCTGGCAAGCAACGCTGGCGTTGCACCCGGTAATTACCTGACCCTTCAGGCCGATCCAGGCCAGGACACGCTTTACGGTTTTGACAATACGAGCAACACCTATCATCCAATCATCATCGGAACTAATCTTTCGTATGACCAGCCCACCAATACACTGAGCGCAACAGGCGGTAGCGATGCTTTTACGGTCAAAGTTGATGCCGGCGCAACTGCCGATTACCTCTATGACGGCGGGTCCGGCGCGATCAGGGCCGGGACGAACGTTACGATTACTGACAACGGCGATTACATCTCAATCAATGCTTCTCTCACAGGCGGAGCGGTAGACACCAGCGGAACCCCGGTACAGTACGACCTTGCGCGGTTTGTTGACGCTGACACCCTGGAGGGTATGACCTACGCAGAGTTGGCGGCGGTGGCCGGATTTGAAACAGCCCTGGAAGGCGTGCTGGACCTGGCCGACATGCAAGGCGTTTTGACCATCGCCAAACTGCCGACCACTGGCGGGACGTGGAGCGCGGCAGCGGTCAATCCGACTTTCGGGACGGTGACGGCCGCCGAATTTCAAAGCAGCGCCGCAGACGGCTCCCGGATGTCTACCTTGCCGAACAACACGACCGGTAACGAGCCATCCATTACGGCGGGCGAGAGCGGGTTCTACTCCTACGAAACCGTCCTTTATCTCTACGAGAACGGCGCAAAGGTCGGCGCTGTGCTGGCCGATGCGGACATCAACACCCCGTCAGAACTTGAAACGGTTGCGGGCTTGGGAGCATTCGCCAGTGATTTGCTCGGCTACGCCGATGCCGCAGCGGTAAGGACCGGGCTGGGGCTCGTTATCGGAACGAACGTCCAGGCATATGACGCTGATCACTCAAGCATTGCTGGCGGCATCTCCGGCCTTGTGTGGGGCCTTGGAAACGGCAACGGCTATCAGGCTGCAACCCGCGCAAACTTTGGCGTTATGGATACAGTGGGAACCTTTGCCGCACCAACCACGACAAATCCATACACCCTACCGGCTGCGAACTGCTACGGGTCCACCATCTACTATGGGGCAACTGGGGAAATCGATCTACCGGCTGGCGTGGATGGGATGAACCTCATCATTTACAATACCGGGGCTTTCACGGTCACAATCGACCCGAACGCCTCCGAAGTGATTACCCGCGACGGAACCGCACAAACCGGCGGTGTCCCCATGACGCTTTCAGCCGGGGCAGGCAACTATGTCTGCTTGATCTTTGACGGCACCCAATGGGTCACGAAGGGCTACAAGGGAACCTTGGCCGTAGGCACCTAATAGGAGGAAACACCTTGAAAAAAATACTCTCAATCACACTCTTATCCTTGTTCATCGCTCTGGCCGGATGCGCCACGATCCAGGCCCAGGAGCCGCAAAAACCGGCGCAGCAACCCGCCAAGGCCGAACCTACCGAGGCGCAGCTTTGGGAGATCAGGGAGTTTCGCAAGCTGCGCTATGAGATGGATTTGCACAAGGCGCAGCAGTCGGCCAAGGCTTTTGAAGAGGCACAGCAGGCCCTGAAAGAGTTTTACGCCAAGCCGGGGGTGAAGAAGTGAAAAAATACTTTCTTCCCATAGCCCTCCTCCTGCTCCTCGCCGGGTCCGCATCCTACGCCTGGATGGGGGCGGGGCAGATGGCGGGTAGCGTTCCTGCTGAAGAAGGCTCCACCTGTTCGGGAAATTACGGCAATGCTGTGACTACCGACGCAGGTTACACCGGCACGACCGCTGACCGGCTTTATCTGCAAAAAATTACGATTGATTGTACCGGGACCGCCACATGGAATGGCCGTTTGAGATATTTTAACACGGATATACTTGAGGGTGTTTTTGCTATCTACTCAGACAATGCCGGAGTCCCTTATCTGCGCTTGTGGTACAGCAGCCCTTGGTACAATGCCGGAAATACTTCAGCTCAATCAATCAGTATGGCCACCAGTACAGAATTAGAGGCTGGTGATTATTGGGTAGGATTATCGGTAGAGAGTGCCAGCCGATATTACTATTCAGCGGCCACAGGCGGAACCTCCTGGTTAGTAATTACCGGAGATAATTTCCCGACACCGCCCGCTGATTTGACAGGCATAGGCGCGGCGAGTGAGGTAAATAATGAAGTGTGGCTATCTTTTTAAATGGGTAGTTCTTGGACTACTCTTTGCGACCCCTGGTTTTGTAGGTGCCGCAAACTACACGCTCGACATCGTAAACATAGACGAGGTTGGAGCGAATAACCGAATCAGGTTCGCCTACCCAGGTATTTCTTATCGGGTTGTGATTGCCGCCGAGGGTGGTGATTATCCATATACTTGGAGCTTAACCGCCAATACTAACTGCACGAGCGTTTCCATTGATTCCGACGACGGCGAAATTACGTGGACTCCTACCGCTGGTCAAACAGGGTGCACAATCGAAGCGCTCGTAACAGACGCTTCGGCGGCCACCGATACAGAGTCATACACAGTCACAGTTACAGACTCGACAGACCGTTTTCTGTTCGTGCAAGATGGGTATTCAGGAACCAAAAACGGGTCTATATCTCAACCTTATGAAGACATTTCGGAAATATGGGACACCGTAACTGACACGAATAAGATTCTGTACTTTCGAACCGGGACTTACTACATACCGCATATTGCTGAAAACAACCGGAACGGGTGTTATCGGGTCTGGGTGGAAAACGCAACTGACCCGGTGGGGTTTTTGGGGTATCCTGGCGAAACCGCGACGATAGATGAAGAGGGCGGAAGCGGAGCCGGATATGCGTTCAATACTGCTGGATCGGATCACTATTTTGCATTTTTGACTTTTACGAATACCCACTACTATGGTTTGGTGTTCAGCAGTTCCGATTATGTAACGCTTTATAATTGCACCTTCGGCCAAGCCTATACGAGCGATTCAGCATCCAACCAAGCGTACATCAACTACATGTCTGGGGCGTCCGCAGATAAGAATGTTATATCTCATTGCACGTTTCCGGGGCCTTATTCTGGTGGGACAAACTTCCAGGGGGTAGAAAACTACACTGTTTCTCACCAGGTCATTCAGTATTCTGTGTTCAGTGATCTGCCGAGAGGTATTTTTTATAAGGACGGAACCAATTATTCCACCGTGACCAAGTGTCAATTTTTAGAAAATATAATCGCTGGTTTTGATGTTTATGGGCAAAACGGGTGCCAGAATAACGAGATACGGTTCAGCTACTTCAATGAAAATGCACAGGACATAAATACCAACACGGTCGGCAGTATCAACCCGACTTATTTTATCCGCAACACGATTTCAAATACTACTGGGGGGATTTATCTCAGGGGCGCGTCTGACACAGACCACACATGTACTTTTCTTAATAATGCCATCCAAGACCCCTATACAGACACAGGGACAATAGGAACCGACGCATTCCAGAGACACAGGACTTATTTTCGGTATATGAGCGAAACCGAATATAATCAGGTTACATACACAGATAATTTAGAGGCTACCAGTGGGATAATTGATGCCAGCGGCCTACTCGTAAACCGTGATTATGTCGGCACCTATGGATGGGAGACTGCCGCAGCAGCAACCACCCACCGCCTACGCGCAAAGCCCCTGCTGCCGTAGGGTAGGGAATGAACGTGTGAACGCACCCTGGGAATAAGCCATGCCGGAGACCATCTTCATAGGCTACAGATCGCTGGAAGAACTGCCGGAAATGGTGTCGATAATAGCGGAAAGCATATTCCAACGAGAAAGGACGTTAAACCATGAAGAAAACCTATTTGATCGCCTGTCTTTTAATCTTCGCATTTTGCGCCGCCGCGCAGGCCGCCCAGGTGACCCTCCAATGGGATCCGCCGGCCACGCCGGTGACCGGGCACATGGTATTCACGCACGTTGAGGGCGCTGTTTACGATTACGTCAATCCGGCCTGGACCGGACCTGGAACAACATGCACGCTCACGGTGGCAAACGGTGTCAAACACTATTTTGTGGCCCGGGCTTACAGGACGGAGAACGGGAAAACTTCGGTGAGCGCCGATTCTAACGAGGTTTCAGAATTCATCGATTTTCTTCCGCCGCCTGTTCCCGATCCACCGAAAAACCTGTTGATCCAGGCCATCGACGAGATCATCCAGGGGCTCAATACGCTAAAAAAGGCGCTGGCGCAGGGCGGCGCTTAATTTCACAACGCAGCAAATTGAAAGGAGCAGCGCTCGATGCCTTCACCTGCCTGGATTTCGATCATCATCAGCCTGATTGTCGGCGTGTTCACCATCGGCGGCGTGTGGGCGCTGATGCAGTACAAGGTGGCCCAGATCGAACGGGACACGGATAAGATGGCTATGGTAATCGAGGCACTAAGGGACACCATTCGTGAAGAGTTTGCCAAGGTGTCCAAGCGCATCAGCACGTTACTGTTCGAAGAGAGCGGCACCTCGCGTTATCTCCCGCGCTCTGAGTTTTTGCGCACCCAGGAGAACTGCCGGGCGGATCTGGTGCGGCGCGTGGAGCGGCTCGAAGACCAGGCGCACGAGCATCCGCCCAAAGAGGGCAAGGCATGAAGGCCACCGACTGCACCATCAAGCCCTGCCTGCACAACTGCCCGTACTGCTCGCGGCCGGTGCCCGAGCACCATGCGCCGTGCGGCTATTGCGCCATCGCCGAGCAGATTCCGGTGGAGGCGCTGCGGCGCATCATCCGCTCCAAACAACGCCTCGTAAATGTGGAGGAGAATGGATCGCAACCAGCACATTGACCTGCGCAAAGCCTGGCGCCTGGCGCAAATGTTTGCGGCCTGCGCCTATGCGGCATAAGCGGAGGACCTTAAAGATGCTCGATTTCTACTCTGACCCTGTGTTCAGATTTCCGGCCATCGATGAGGCCGTGCGGGGCATGGCGCGCTACCAGATCATGCGGCCCTACCTGGAAGACGGCGACGTGCTGGAGTGGTCGGCGGACAGCGCCTTGGGCTGGGCTATCCGGCGATTTACGGGCCAGGATGTGAACCACACCGGCGGCGTTATCCGCATGCGGGCCTGGGAGGGATCTCCGGGCGATCGCGTCTTTACCCCCGAGGCGACCGAGCGCGGCATGGTGCTGACCTACCTGTCGCGCGAGCTGCGCGGCTACAAGGGCCGCGTCTACCTTCTAAAGCTCAAGCCCGAGATGGATAATTTCAGGAGCAAGATCGTGCGCGCCCAGCTCGATATGATCGGCGTGCCGTATGACTTCGGCGGCCTGCTGGCCAACGCCTTCGGCCGGGTGTCGATGGATGCGCGCCGTTATTTTTGTTCCGAAGGCATCGCCAGTTCGTTCGCTTCGGCCGGCGCGATCCGGATGCAGAGAAAGGCGCCGCGACCGGGTGAGTTTTCCCGCTGGGGATTTTTTCTGCCGCGGGTGAGGATTTATTGATGGGACCTATTCAAACGAAAGGATCGGAAACATGGATAGCGTATTGATGAGTTTTGTGCGCGGAAGGGGCCTGGCGGGCCTGCTGTCGATCGTGGGCGCGGTGCTTGCAGTGATGGGTTACGACGTGAACGAGCAGGCCCTGGACGAGTTACAGGCCCTGGCCGGGGCGACGATCAGCACGCTGGGCGGCCTGCTGGCATGGTGGAGCAAGGTGCGCGAAAAGCGGCGCACCTCCGCCGGGGAGAAGTAATCCATGGACCTGTGCGACGATGCCGCCGCCATCAGCGCGGCCCACACGGCGGAATGTATCGACCGCGCCCGGCGCCGGGCCATGCTGCCCACGGGCGCATCGGCCGAGCATTGCGACACCTGCGGGGTCAAGATCCCCCTGGCCCGCCGGCGCATCCTTCCGGGCGTGCGCCTGTGCGTGCGCTGCCAGGCCGAAGAGGAGCGCTGCGGTGCCCGCTAAAAAAAACATCATCGCCTATTCCGGCGCCCACGGCACGGGCAAGTCCACGGCCGTGCTGGCCGCGGCCCTGCGTTTAAAGCGCGAGGATGGCATCGAGGCCGGCATCATCCGGGAGGTGGCCCGTCAGTGCCCCTACCCTATCGTGGGGGCCGGCACGCGCACCACCCGGGAGGCGCAGCACTGGATGTTCGTGCAGCAGATGCGCCTGGAGATAAAGCTCTCCGAGCGTTACCCGCTGGTGCTGGCCGATCGCTCCGTGGTGG